TACAACCAAATTCAAATGATGTTGTACCTGTTAGAGACCAAATTGTAGAAATTGATGTAGCAAATTCAAGCATATCAGTTACAGCAGACACATTTGTTGGTGGTTCTGCCGAAGCTGGTGTAGGTTACACACCAACAGCAAGTTATTAATGAACAATGGCAAAATTTAATGATAAAATTTCAACAATACTTAACAGCCAATTACCAGAATATGTAGTTGCTGACCACCCTAAATTTGCCGAATTTTTAAAAGTCTATTATCAATTATTAGAATCTGCCGAATTAGAAGTAACATCTGTTTTATCTACAACAGGTATTTTATTACAATCAGAAACAGGACAAGAAAATAATTTAGTTTTAAACTCTAGTAGAATTGACACAGCAAGAACATCTTTAGATGCTGGTGATAAAATTCTTTTAGAAGAGTCTGACTATGGTAAATTTACAAGAGGTGAAACTATTGTAGGTCAAACTACCGGTGCAACTGCTGTAGTTTTAGTTGAAGACTTAGATAATAATAGATTAATTATTTCAGCACAAGATAAGTTTGGTCTTACTGAAGATGTAGTTGGTCAATCTTCAAATGCAAGAGCAACTATTAATAATTACAAACCAAATCCTGTAAATAACATAGTTGACTTAATTAACTTTAGGGATCCTGATAAAGTTATTAATCACTTCTTATTTAATTTTAGAGATGAATTTTTAGCAACACTTCCTGAAAACTTATCAATAGGTGTTGATAAAAGAAAATTAATTAAAAATGTAAAGTCTTTATATAGAGCAAAAGGTTCTTTAAGAGGACACGAAATGTTTTTCCGTATTCTATTTGGAGAATCATCTGAAACTTTATATCCAAGAGAAAACTTATTAAAGGCTTCTGACGGCCAATTTGACTCTTTAAAAGTATTAAGAGTTATTGCATCTGTTGGTGACCCTACTTTATTAATTGGCAGACAGATTACAGGACAATCTTCAGGTTGTGTTGCAATTGTAGAAAATACTTCTACATTCCAAATTGGTTCTGATACAGTAACACAATTAATATTAAATGCAGATAGTATTGTAGGCGATTTTACAATAGGTGAAGTTGTACAAGGAACAAGTTCAGACGGTGATGATTATTTTATTAAAGCAAATGTAACAGGTATTCCTGGAACAAAATTAATTACAAATGATGGTTCATTAAATACCATTACAGATACAATTACAGTTACAGCAGGTGGTCAAGGTGCTTTATTTCAGGTAGAAGAAATAGGACCTGGTAGTATAACAGATATTATAATTGATAATGGTGGAACAGGTTATGAAGTTGGTGATGCATTAACATTTAATAATTCAGGCACAAACGGTAATAATGCGGCCGGTTTTGTTAAAATTGTAAATGGTGGTTTTGAGGGTGAAGACGGCACAAGTGATATGTCAACTGGTGACAGAATTGTTTTAGAAGATGCAACACAATCAGGTGATAGATATGCTGGTGATGTAATTGTACAAGAGAAATTTACAGACTTACAACCTATTACAGATATTTTCTTAACAAATGCAGGTAGTCAATATACTGTAACACCTACTGTGGATGTTACATCATCAACAGGCACAAGTGCAACAATTAGAGCATACGGTGATGATATTGGTAGAATTGTAAAATTAAAAACAGTTGAATTAGGAAAAGGTTATGAAACTGCTCCTACTCCTCCTGTTTTAGGTTTCTTTAACAATATGATTGTAACTTCAGTTTCAGGAACATTTTTAACAAATGGTACAGTTACAGGCGGAACATCTGGCGCTACAGGTACAATTGTTAGCTTAGATACTAATAGAGGTTTATTAAGAATTAAAGCAGTTTCAGGAACATTTACGATTGATGAAACAATAACATCAAACACTTCAGGTACTTGTATTCTTAAAAAATTAGATGTTTCAACTGCTACTGTAAATGTTGTATCAGTTGCAGATACAGATGGTGCATTTATTAGTGAAAGAGGTAAAGTTTCAGAAACAACAATGAGAATACAAGATAGTTTATATTACCAAGATTTCTCATATGTGTTAAAAGTTGGCCGTTCTATTAATGAATGGCGTGATGCATTTAAAAAGACAATGCACACAGCAGGTTTTTATTTTACAGGTCAAGTTAATATTCAAAATAGATTAAATGTTAGAGCAATTGGTCCTGTTATAGGTTCTGTATCAAATGTAACAGATGAACCATTATTTGCAATTGTCAATACTTTATTCTCTACAATATTTGGTAGAAGATTGGGAACAGTTGATGACGGAACATCATTAAGAGCAAATCCTCAATCAGAAGGTGCAATTGATAGTAATGCTTTAACAAAAGACCACTTTACTTCAAACACAAGAGATTTGACACTAACAAGAGAAGCAATTGAGTTTGATATTCAAAGTAGAATAAAAAGAACAATTGCAGATGAAAACGGTAATCCAATACAAATTAAAAGAGGTTTTGCGTATGCAGGACCTAGATGGTCAAGTATTAATAGATACGCAAACACCGTATATGGTACTAGTAATCCAGGTTCATATGCAAATACATTTGAAAACTTAGAAAATCTTAAAATAACAGGTACAGATACTAGTTTTGATGGTGTTAATGGTATCTTTATATTTTCTTCAAATGAAAATGCAAGATTATTAAAAACAAATTATGCGTTTCCTTCATCTCTAGCCTTTAATGCTGATAGTTTTGACAATACATTGACTAGATTTGACTTTGATACCATTACTTTTGATGATACAACACCATAAAAATAGTATAAATAGTGTAAGAGGGTTTAATTACAAATGGCAAAATTAACAATCAATAGAGGTACTTTAGCAAATGACGGAACAGGTGATAACCTCCGTGACGGTGCTAATAAAATCAATCTAAATTTTGATGAAATTTATACAGCTATTGGTGACGGTACTACAGTTGACGGTACAGTAAAATTTGCTGATGATTCATCTACAGTTGCAACTATATCAGCAAACGGAGAAACTTTAAGAGTTCTTGGTGGTTCAGGTATTGATACAACTATATCAGGCAATGATTTAACAATAGCTACAGACGGTACAGTTTTATCTGCCTCTCAGGTTTCAACTCTTACAAATAAATCTATTGCATTAGGTAGTAATACAATAACAGGTACTACAGCAGAATTTAACACAGCATTAACTGATAATGATTTTGCCACATTAACAGGAACAGAAGCACTTACAAATAAGACAATAAGTGGTTCTTCAAATACTTTATCAAACATTGCAAATGGTTCATTAACAAATTCATCCATTACAATTAGAGATGATAGTTCAACCGAAGATGTTATATCTTTAGGTGAAACTTTAATTGTAACAGGTGGTACAGGTATTACTTCTAGTGTTGCGTCAAACACATTAACATTAGATATTGATTCTACTGTTGCAACATTAACAGGTTCACAAGTATTAACAAATAAAACTATTGACGCATCATCAAACACAGTATCAAATATTGTAAATGCAAATTTATCAGGTACAGCTGCAATTTCAAATGCAAATCTGGCCAATCCAAATGTAACAATTGGTGATGACACAATTGCATTAGGTGGCACACAAACTACAATTACAAATTTAAGTTTAGACGGTTCAACAGGAACAATTGACTTAACAAGTTCAGGAAATAAAATTAGATTTAATTATGCAGGCACAGGAGCATTTCCAAATGAAACAACTTACGAAGGTATGTTTGCTTACGACACAACAGGTAATGAGGCCTATGTTGCAGACGCAGGTGGTTGGACAAAATTATTAAATGAAAATAGTTCAGTATCAGCACACGCTGATGTTAACATTACAGGTATTGCAGACGGATATATTTTACAATGGTCATCAGCACAGGCAAGATTTAACGCAGTTGCAAATGCTAGTGCTTCAACACTTACAGTTAGTGATGACAGTTCAACGCAAGATGTCATAAACTTAGGCACACAAGTTTTAGGATTTTTAGGTGGTTTAGGTGTAAGCACAACAATTGACG